AGGAAATATCACCTCGTGATAAATTCTTTGCACCGAAAACCTTACAAAATAAATTTTCATGTGCTCGATAATACAAATAAGGATTTGTACTGTCAGAAAATAGATTGGACAATGAACCAATTACCTTTAAAAGCTCAATGTACTCTTTTTTCATTTCATTTGCTTGACTATCCCAGAATATGTTTGACATCTTTTAATCTCCTGTATGCTGATAAGTAATTCAATTATATCAAATTAATAAAAAAATATATATCGTATTTTTTGAACGTTATATTTCATATACTAGAATCATAATGAAAATTATGATAGAATAAAAAAGCGGCACGCCGCAAACATAGTAATGACAAGTGAGGAAAACAAATGGTATATAAAGCAATGAGTTTATTTGCTGGAGTTGGTGGAATCGATTTAGGTTTTGAAATGACAGGAAAATTTAAAACAGTATGGGCAAATGAATTTGATAAACACGCTTCTTTAACTTATAAAGAAAATTTTTCTACTGATTTAATAGTTGATGATATTCACAACCTAAACCCTAATGATACACCTGATATAGATATTTTACTAGCAGGATTTCCCTGTCAAGCTTTTTCAGTTGCAGGGTATAGAAAAGGTTTTGAAGATGATCGCGGTGATTTATTTTTTGAAACTTTACGATTTATTAAGGAAAAACAACCTGAAATAATCTTCTTAGAAAATGTAAAAAATTTAGTTGGTCATGATAACGGAAATACATTTAGAGTGATTCAAGAGGCTTTAGAATTTCATGGATACCATATCAAGTACCAGGTTCTTAATGCAAAGGATTATGGTAATATTCCACAAAACAGAGAAAGGATTTATATTGTTGGATTTAAAAATCGTGAACTATACAAGAATTTTGAATTTCCGAAACCAATACAACTAACAAAGACAATATCAGATGTGATTGACTTTCACAGTAATGTAGATGATAGATACTATTATTCAGAATCAAAAAATGCTTTTTTCCCAAAACTCAAAGAATCAATAACCAATCAAAATACAATCTATCAATGGAGAAGGCAATACGTTAGAGAAAATAAAAATAATGTTGTCCCTACCCTAACCGCAAATATGGGTACAGGTGGTCATAACGTACCTCTTATATTATCTGATAACGGAATCCGTAAATTGACACCAAAAGAATGTTTTAATGTTCAAGGTTTCCCTGATGATTACAAACTACCTGAAATGGCAATATCTCATTTATACAAACAAGCAGGCAATTCAGTTGTAGTTCCTGTAATCAACCGGATTGCCCAACAAATATTAGCAGCTATTGAAGAAAAAGATTAGTTCTACTATTCATGAAAAAAATGGTAAAATTCAAATAAATAAAAACGGTAAATTAGTATTTTTCACTAGTTTACCGTTTTTATTTATTACTTTATACTTTTATGATAAAATTTTGTTATTTTATTCAAGAATTAATTTATTAAAAAAGACTATTGTATCAACTATTAATAGTTATTTATTGTTTTTGAACTTACATATAAAAAATATATATTATACAAAGTTACATTCAAAGTTTTAGCGGGCTAACAGCGTTTTAGTTATTGCTGTATAACCCCCTCTTGTAATGACATATATTTCTAAGAAACTATGCTATATAGCTTTGAAACGTTGATTTAACAGTTTTTAGTTGTCTAAAATGTTATTTTTTAATTCATGATTATACCAAAATTCAGTAAATGAACTGATATTTTCTTTTTTGTTAGATTCGTCAATTATAAAGTTACGCATGTCTTTTAATATTTCTTTGCCGATTTCACTTTGTTTAAATTCCTCGACAAGCATTTCATGATCCTCAGACATACGTGATTCACCAAGAACCTTAATATACTCAAAGAATGTTTCGTCCTCACCAAGAGCTTTATAAACAGTTGCAAGGCTTGATACAACTTGAGTGTCAATCCATTCTTTTTTTCTAATAATCGTTGGAAATGGATGGATTGCAGTCAATTTAATACGTTCAGCAGAACCTAAAAACTTATCCCACCAAGGGCAATTTTTCCATTTATAACGTTGTTGCTGACTTCCAGCAATCTTAAACGAAAGATAGTTTCTTAAAATCCCGCAAATATAATAACCTAAATCACCACCTTTACTAATGCTTCTACAAGCTTCCATAGCTCGTTCTTTGCGAATTTGCAATTCAGTTCTTTGCCAAAATTCAATAGATTCATGTAGTGCAAAGTTTTTAGCTTCACGTTCTTCTAATTTGTCATAAAATCGAATAATTACGTCAGATTTACCAAAATAAATCGTCTGACCTAAAGTTTCACCAGTCTCAAGAAGAAATTCCTCAAAGTTTCTACTAGTGCGAAATTTGCTGACAACACACCCGGTTTTAATTTTGTTTTCAATTTGTTTTAAAGTGAAATAACCGAACGTGTCGTCAATAGCCAAGTCTAATCGAGTTACATTCACTTCATAACTAAGTAAGTAATCAAAAAATGTTTGCCAACTAAAACCAGTTTTTTCAAAGGTTTGTTCATATTCTCTACAAGCTTGACCGCTCATATCTATAAATACGCCCATATTTTCAGCGCCATCATAGCAAATAATTATTGAGCGCCAAACTGCACTCTTTTTATAACCATTTCGTCCTTTATCTTGTTCAATAAAAAGAGAAGGATCTAAACAAAATACACCACAAACTTCTTTCCATTTTTTGACATTTTTAAAAGTGCATGAAAACCAGTCTACTGTAGATATTAGAGGGTGTGTATCGGGTGTTCTAACCCCCCTGTTAGTAACGGGGGTTTTAATTTTTTCGGCACTCATTTTATACGTCTCCAATCTTTTTTTTAATAACAATTACTGTATTTCCATCAATTAAACTGAATAATGAAGCTCAATATAATATTCGCAACTCTAATCTAAATCTATTTTTTCAGAAGGTATTTCTTTGACTTTCAAATCGTGAAGTAAAATTATGTCTCTCACGGTCCATTTTAAATTATTCGAACGTCCAGAGATATATGGGTGCAATATAAGTTTCACTTTATCCCCTCTTTTTAATTTGGGTAGTTTAATACGATTGCAAATACTCAAATGAAATTTCGTTTCAGTTCGTGGTATACGCAACGTTACTGATTGGGTTATTTTTTCCGTTCCTGGTACGATTTTATAGTTGTATGAAACAACAGTTAAATATTCAATGTAAGTAAACATAGCTAGCACTCTACTTTCTTTATTAATTTTTTGATTATTTTTTAAGACCTTGGGCTCTTTGAAAACCGCCCAAACCCGCAAACTTTTTAATATCTCCCCCAACCCCCAATCTGGGGGCTTCCGTTCGCCACTAGGAGGCGCGAGAAATGAATTATCATTTCTCATGCAAGAAGCGTGAAGCAAAGTGATAAAGCTATCAAGGCATAAATTCCTTTCGGCAAAAAAACGCCTACAGTCAGACATTTATACTTGACAGCGCTGTACAAATCTCACTACTAATTGATTGAGGAATACGAGATACTAGATTCCAATGCCTTTTAAACACAGACAACGGACCTTCTACTGATTGATAATCGCTAAATTGGTAGATGGATTCTTTTTTTCTTCTATCGCTTGTTCAGATAATGTTTTGATAACCGCATAAGAATCATATAAATCTCTTAATTCGTCCGTCTGTATAAAAGATACTTTTTTCAATCTATTAAGCTGTTTTTTATTATCTGGTTTGTCTATATTATGAGAAAATTCGTCAGCGTCATAAAAGCGCCCTCTTGTATATCTGCCCATAATTGTATTACATACAACAACTTCGTATGTTTGCTCTCTAAGAGCCTTAGAGACTCGTGTGAAGACTTGTGAAGTTCCTAGTATCTTTATAGATTGTTTTCGTTGTTGAGTGATAACTTTTAGTACGTCTTTCGAGACTTTAGAAAACGAATCGAAATCATTTTGAATCTCGTCCCATAAAATTAATACACCAATACAATCTAATTCTTTTGCTCTTAAAACAGCATTAGGAATATCAGCAAGAGACTTCAAAGGCTCATTTTCGTGTATATAGCCAAAATTACTAGCAATGTACAAACTAGGGTATTCCATACGATAACGTTCTGCTTCGTAAACAAGTGTCATTGTTTTACCAGCTCCTTGCCGTCCGGTAAATAAAGTTAAACCAAAATCTTTAAAACGTTTTATGCCTTGTTTTTTTAAACTTCGAGTTTGCTTATAATCTTTATACTTGTATTTGATGAACTGCGTAAATTTCATTTTTTTAAACTCTCCTACTCATTTTTAAGATTTTCAATCAATTTAAAAAATTTCTTTTACTAAGAGAAAGATATAAAAATGCTTGCCACGTGCAGGCACGTGTCTGCATTTTTAATATCTTTACCCACCAATAAAAGGAATCTTTTTGTAAACAAAATTGAATACTTTTAAAATGAATTGCATATTTTGAAAAGCAATTAAAACTCCTAACGCTGCAACAACACTTCCAATTGGGAAAAAATAATCTGCTAGACCTAGCATTTCGCTAAAATAGCTTGTATCAGGCATTTCAAAGGTAAACTCAAGATTAGGAATGATTGAAAGAACTAGATCAACGACACCAATTATCAAATCAAACAGTAATTTAATTATCATTGATTAAGTCCCCCTGTCCCGTGATTTTTCTAAATACATAGATGACAACTGATAACCAAATTGACAACGACATAATAACTCTAAACTTTTGAACGTAGCTATCAATTAGAGAAAAATCAGGGTTGAACTTCGCTCCCATAAACTCAAAAGAAACCGATTCTTTAAAATTTTGTGGTGTTGGTGTAAAGGTGTCTTTCACACTGTCTGCAAGCCCTAAAAATGCCCCAAATTTAATGTTAAACTTTACTTTGATAACATCAAAACCAGATTGAACAAAATCAACATTTTTTGGGATAATCAATCCAATTATTGTATCTATTAAGCCATCTAACAAATCTATAATTCTATCAAAAGCATTCGTCAATTCAGTCATGCTAGTTCTGATTGTTTCACCAAGTTCTTTTACCAATTCGCTTAGAAAGTCCCATATATTAGTGCCTTCTTCATTGATGATTGAACCAAATTCAAGGTTATTAAGCAGGCTTTCTAAACGCTCATAGTCAAATACAAAGTTACTTTCATTCCCACCAGAACCACTTGTTAAATCACTTAATTTTGTAAGTATATTTTGTAATAAAGTTTGAATTTTTTTAGATTCAAAAACATTGCTATCTTTCATTACTTGCATCATTTCACGATTTAAACGATTTTCAGTGACCATTGCAAAAATTTCTGCTTTGTAAACAAAAGAAGGATAAGAATAGTCATAATAAAAATCGAATTCACCATCCCTAAATGTATCAAACATGCCCCAATAATCATGATTACCAACGTCCCATGCTCCGTGATACCAACTTGGCGGATCATCTGGATTATAAGTCAATGAAAAACCTGGTCCCCTCAAATCAACGCCATCCGTTTCACGTAATTCTTCTACATAATCAGTGATTTTATTGATACTGTTGGGTAATGTACTAAGTCCTTCCAAACCTTGCAACGAATCAGCCATAATTTCTAACAAGCCTTTATCAAGAAGCTTGGAAATAGACATTAAAGGTTCATAAACTTTGGTATCAAATAAGGTAAATATATCCGTCCGCAAGCTATCAATAGGTTTTTTTACGTAGGCATCAAATAAATTTGTCAATTTATCTGTTAAATCAAGCAAATTATTTACCATGTCTAAAATACCATCAACTATTTTTTGGAAAAAACTGTCGTCTGAATTTTCTTCAGATAGTGCTGAAACGGCAGAGACTGATTGAAAAGAATCCATTTTGCTGTGAAGTAGCATAGTTTGATTATCGCTAACGCTGAAACCACTTGAAGAATCACTAACATTACTTGAAAAATCATGTCTGCTATTATCGACAGAATCGGCATAAACGCTGCTATCAAAATAACAGACAGTAGCAATAAAAAAGATACGCTAATAAATTTAACAATCCGTTTTAACTTCATTTGTTCTCCTTTCGTAAAAAAGGACCAGGCATTATGCCTAGCCCTCAAAATCAACACTTAAATTAATAGAATTATCCTTTGTTCATCATTGACTTAACTAATCCAAAACCTTTTTTAGCTACCCATGTAACCGCGAAAACAGATACACCAGCACCAACTGCTACAGGAACTACCGCAGTAATTGATGTTACAATAGGTTCAAACATTTCAGCTGTAAACAACATGTATTCCCCTCCTTCTCATTAAATATATATATTAAGCAAATGCACTATCAAACAATCTAGAAAGTCCTTTATAAGCTAAATACGCTGGTATAAACGCAAAGATAACAGTTACTAGCGATAAATCTGTAAAATGACTAAATTCTTCTGCTACCTTTGTTTCTTCCGGAATTTCCATTGATTGAATCAATACATCTAACTTATTCCCTAAATGAGTTAAGCTTTCTTGCTGATCTAAAGCATTGAGTGATTCCAATAAATTTTGCTGAAAAGAAGTTGTATCCTCTTCCTTCCCTTCAAGATGTTCAATGAACTGTTCTAATTGAACCGCTCTTTCTTCTGCTTTAACTTTTTCTTCTTGTAGCTCTAATTCACTCTGCTTTCTTTCATCATCAGCAATTAAAGCAAGTTCCGCTTCATTGCTATTTTTTTCTGATTGCAATTTCATTTCTTCTTTTTTCAACTCTAAACTTTCAGCAAGCTTAGAGTTGATTGATTTAAGTTCATTTAAAATTTCTTTTTCCAGTTCCATAGCACTAAATTGCGTTTACTGCCAAGCAATTCATTGAAGTGCTATAACCCATTCGATTACACTTCAAAGTAACTTTACATTTTGCATTTTGACCGCAATTTATAGATAAATCATTATCAGCAAAAAATTCCAATCGCTGATAATTTTTTGGGTCAATGATATGAACTAAGCTGTATGGCTTCCCATTTTTAGAAACCTTTTCTTCTACACGATCAAAAATTAAATCTCCATTACTGACAAACATTTTGCATTCTCCATTCTTTTTTTATTTTTACATGACATCTTATCAACTAATTTTTATCATGTATTTTCGATTAAGACCTTGCTACTAGTTCTGCTTTTTTGTTGAAATATAAATACATTCCGTTGTTACACTTGACATAATAAATTACATTACCGACTGTTTCCCACTCTCCATAAAAAACAGTTGCTTCAACAAATCTTTTTGGCTTAGAAGAAAAACATGTGAATCTTAATGAATTAGAAAGTATGTCTAAACTTAGTTGCATAAGAATTTCATTATTCGCACTTGTATTAGAATTCACTGCTGATTCCCTCAATGCAATCATTCGTTGTATTTCTAATAATTCAAATTCATTTAAAGGCACAAACACTGTATTTTTTGAAACTGATAAATTTGACATTTGACATTCTCCATTCTTTTGTTGGTTTCATTAACAAATACGTAATTCTCTCTAAAAATATTTTTTTAAAATTAAATTATTTAAATTAATTATAAAGAGTTAACTTTAACCATTAATTGTTAGTTACATAATATTACAATATGAGTTAACAATCAACCCTTTTTGGTTAACTGTTTTTGGTTAATGATATTAAAATATAGGTAATAATTAATAGAGCGAGGTTAAATAATATGGATCATAATAAAATAATTTTAGATAGATTATATTTTTTTCTAAGAAAAAAGAACTTAACAATTAATCGGTTAGCAGATTTAACAGGAATTAGACAATCAACTTTAAGTAATATTTCGACAAGAGGAAGCGTTCCTAAAATTGACATGTTATATAAGATTTGCGAAGCATTAGACATAACGTTAGTAGAATTTTTAAATATAGAACCCTATTGTAAATTTGCAGATACTACTGTTAAGCCAGAGGATATTGTAAAAGATTTAAATCCTGGACAACTTGAAAAATTATCAGAATTCATTGAATCTTTAAGAGAAGATATTTAAAGAATGCTGCATTTAAGAGAATTTTTATGGCACTAAAAAAAACCATGTTTTTTTAGACATGGTTTTTTTTATTTATCTGTTGTTTTCTTCAAATTCTTTAAAGGAGCCACTTTTCATAAAGTCTAACAGATAATAATCATCACTTTTCTTAGTTAATTTGACACTATCTATGCCTAGTTCGTCTAACATATCCATTGTTACAAGAGTTTTTTTAGGAATTTTTAAAACATCACGTAAAATCCATTTTCCCAGTTTTCTATTAGGATTTGACATTAACGCTTTACCGCCCGATTGAGCCACTTTACATGATAGAACATTGCCATCCGGAAGCTCTATATCAAAGTTTGGTGATTCTTTAGCAGATTGACCACGATACAATCTTCCGTATACAAAAAAGTCATTAAATACTTCATGAATCCATGAAGGTATTGGAATATATACTTCATCAGGATGCCTTGTCCTTCCTGAAGCATTCCACTGATTAAGCCCAGAACGTTCAGCAACAGTACCAGTAGTTGGAGAATAAAGTGGTAAAATTATAAATTCACCAGTATCGGATTCAATTTGAATTTGTTCTTGATAATTTGACTTACTATTTATCAGATATTCAAAAGGATCTTCAAGTATTTCAACAGAAAATTGAGTTATTATATTTGATTTTGAGGTATCGAATCTTTTTAATAATGTATTTTTTGAAAGAGAGAATGAATATTCATTATACTTATCTTTAAACTGTATTGTATTTTTACTCTGATGTGGATTTAATCTGATTGAATTCAAATCGATAGAATCCATAGCGGTTTCAACCACATTCATCTTACCTGATTCCCTTGTAATCATGTGATAAATACTATCAGTAGTTCCTGTAGCATCTTTTGTTAACTCAATTCTTCGATTTCTAAGTTCGCTAACTTTTTGAATTATTTCCTCGTTACTATCCAAACCCCTGAATAAATGACTATCAGAATTAAATTCCGCAACCTTTTGAAATGTTTTTCCATTTCCGTTTAAGAAGGTTTTAAGACCAATTCCAACTCTATTTTTTGTAGCATCAT